ATGCTAAATCTACATCTACCAATACAAAGGTAAAAGCCATTGTTGATATGGTGCAAGAAATGGTGAATAAGAGTCTACAGTCTATGGTGATTGATATAGATGACATGAAGATAATAAGGGGTGAAGATGATGACGCCGAAAATCTATGATGGTGCTACTTTTACAGTCACTGGTACTGGTTATTTCACTTACCGTTGCTTTAATAAAGGGGCATCTTATATTGTTATAAAAAATGGTGCGCAACCAGTTAATGTATTCTTTGATGATACTACAAACTTTGCAATTCCAATTGCAGCAAATGAAGTATTTGAAATTTATCTACCGGCAGATACAGTACATTTACAGGCACAGAATAGTGCTAATAGTGGCTCTTGTACAGTCATTGAGTCTGCAAACTACATCTAAGGAGGAATCTATATGCCAGGTGAAGTGTTAAAACGCTTTGACTTTGGGATTAATGTTACTAAGGCATATAAGGGCCAAGATGGTAAATCTTACATTAAAGGTATCGCATCTGATACTGGTGTAGACCATCATGGTGAAAGATTTTCTGAAGATGCCTTAAAAGGTATGGTAAGTTGTATTAAGAGCAATTCACCTGCACCGGTAATATTATTGCCAACACATTATGATACTTTTGAGATTGGAAAAGCTGTTGATGCTAAGATTATTCCTAGTCCGACTCACGATGAATTAAAGGCTCTTGACGTGACCATCGAGTTAGATATGGAATACCCACAGGCAAAAGCTCTCTATAAAGAGATTGATAGTGGTAATGCCCTAAAGCAAATGTCTGTTGGTGGTTATCTTGACCCTAATAGTGAGGAGCCATATTTTTGGGAAGAAAAAACCTATGAAACACCAGATGGTAAGACGCTGAATGATTATACTCTTGTACTTAATAGCCTAGTGCTAGATCATATAGCAGTTACAAGAAAAGATCAGGCCGCTAACCCACGTACCGGTTTTTCCCAAGCTATTGCAAAGTCCTTAGGTTTAGAGAAGCCGGAAAACCCACAGCTATCTATAAAACATAAGGAGGTTGAAGACAAAATGTCAAAAGCTGAAAAACAGTCAGAGACACTAATCGAAATGATTAGTAAAAGCATTTCAAGCTTTTTCAAGTCAAATACTGAAGCTGAAGTTGCTATTGATGCTGCGAAGTTAAAGGCACAAGAAGCTTTGGAAGTTGTAAAGGGCATTGAGGGTGCTGAGCATATTAAGGAACAGCTTGAGTCTATTTTAAAAGTTGGTGCTGCTCCTGCAACTGGTAATAATAAGTCTCCTGAAGCTGCTGCAGCAGAAAATGAAGATGCACCTAATGGCGCTACTCAAAAATCTGCTAAGGACCCTGATAATGATGGTGATGATGATACTGATCCGTCTAAAGATCCTGATGCTGCTGAAGATGAAAAGAAGAAAGCTAAGGAAGATCCAGATGGTGATGGTGATAATGATGCTGACCCAGCTCAAGATCCTGATAAGGATGGAGAAAAGGTAGATCCCAAGGCAAAGAAATCTATCAGCCAAAATCCTGATGAGAAAGCTTCTGTAGTAGATATTGAATCTTTGAAGTCGCAAATCGTTGAAGATATTACTAAATCTATCAATGATGATCAACATGAAACATTCAAAGAAATTTCAAAATCTTTGGGAGAAGTAATTGCTCAAACGATTAAATCTGCTGTTGAGCCTCTTCAAACTAAAATTACTGAACTTGAAAACTTTGCTGGTAAATCAAAAGGTCTTCAAGGCCAAGAATCAGATGCACCAGTTGTTAAGTCAGTTGGAAATGAAGAATCAGATAATTTATGGTCTGGTATCATTAAATCTGCTCTTCCAAAACATATCTTAAATGAAAAATTAATGGACAAAGAGGGGGAATAACAAATGGCATCTATTAATGAGCAAGAACAGATTTTGAAGTCAATTGATACCTCGGACTTTGGTAATGGTGGTTTACTAAATCCGAAACGTCAAAATCAGTTCACTAAATATATCCGTGAAAACGGTAAAATGTTAAATCTAGTTCGATTTGAACAACTCAACCAAACTCAAATGGTTCTTGACCACTTATATATTGGTGAGCCTGTAACACATGCAGTTGAAGAAGAAGATCCAACAGCTTACTTAGCACGCCCATCTACTAACCAACTTCACATTCAGACTAAGAAACTTAAATCTAGCTGGAATATCACTACTGAAGTATTAGTAGACAACATTGAGCAAGCTGGTTTCGAACAAGCCATGATGGATGGTATGACTCGTCGTATCTCTACAGATATCGAACTTCTTGCTATTCAAGGTAACGAAACTGCTTATGCTGGTGCTACTGATGTTTATGGCCGTCTATTAAAGCGTCAAGATGGATGGGATGCTTTAACTAACAACTCCCATATCCTTGACTGTGGTGGAGCTACTATCCAAAAGGGTATCTTTGCTGAAATGGTTCGTTCAATGCCTCAACAATACCTACAGGATCCAGATCTTCGTTGGTTCGTATCTAAGTCAATTGCAATTGACTGGATGGATCTATTAGCTGACCGTGGTACTGGTATCGGTGATTCTGCATTAAATGGTAACTCAGTTGCTCCTTATGGTATTCCATTAGTAACTGTTCCATTAATTCCAGATAACAAGCCACTTTCAACTAAATCTGGTGTAGCTGCTAAAGTTATTGGTACTCGCCAAGACGTATTTGAAATCACTACTGGCGTTAATGATAAGTTATCAATTGCTATTGATGGTGGTTCTGCAGTAACTGTAACTCTTCCACAAGGTGCATTCCGTGTAGGTTACATTGCTCAATTCATCAATGCTGCTGCTGGTCTTGCTGGCGTTGCAACTGATGATACTTTTGGTCGTATCGTTCTTACTTCTCCAACTGTAGGTTCAAGCTCAAGAGTAGTTCTTGGAACTATTACTAATGATGCTTACTCTACTCTTGGATTATCTGTTGGAACTACCTCTGGTTCTGCAACTGGTTCAACTGGTTCTACTCCAGAAGGAACATTTATCTGGTTAGCTAACCCTAAGAACTTCATTGCAGTTCTTCGTGGTAACACTCGTATTTACACTCAATTCAACAAAGACTACGATCGTCTTGAAACTGTTGTTTACAACGAAGTGGACTTTGCAATTGAAAATGATGATGCAATTGTTAAAGCTGTCAATGTTCGTAAGCGTGACCTATTCTAATAAAAGCCTTGTTAGGCCCTTAGGCCACTAGCCATAGTGGCTAGTGGCTTTTATTATTTTAGAAGGAGGAGATAATAAATGGCAGTAATTCCTAAAGATCTTGGTAAAGGTAATGCTAATTTATGGGAATTGGCAGATATCCTAAATGATATTGCTGATGACCTAGCAGCTATTAAAGCTGGTCTTGCTGGTCAGGCTACACCAGTAAACGTAACAATTAAAACTACTAAGCAATCTTATTAATATACTGAAGGCCTACTACGGTAGGCCTTTTAAACTATGGGAGGATATTTCTATGGCTTTCTTTGATTTAAAATATATGCATACTTATCGTACTGTTGGTGTTGGCGGGATGAACGGAAACAGATATCATTTTGTAAAAGGTAAACCAGTACAGGTAACTGACCCTTCAGATATTAATAAATTCCGTGGAGATTCTAATGTATTCCTTGAACTTGATGATAATATGAAACCTGTTGTTCCGGCACATGAATTAAACCGACAAAGATCAGTTAAAAGATTCCGTGAACAGAATCTACCTGAGAATAATCAAGACCTATTGCAATTTGTGCATGGAGAGCCTGACCAATACCCAGAACCTCGTAATATAGGTAATCTTCTTGACCAGGCTGCAGAAGATACTTTCCTATTCTCTAACCAAGACAGTAAAAAGCCGGAAGATCGGAAGGAGATTAAACCTGAAGGCGAGCAAGTACCAGGTGAGAATTTAGGAACAATTACTACTAAAAATGTGACTGAATTACCCTCCGAAGAGGAACAACCATTGGTCAGGAAGACGAAACGGGTACAGCCGAATCAGTGCCCTAAGTGCAATAGAAAGTTTAAAACAAAAACTGACCTTGACATTCACTTGGAGGACCATGATATGGACTAATTAGACAATAAAGGGGAGATGCAAAGTGGAAAAATTTTGGAAGACAATTCTGTGGCTTGCACCAATTCTAAGTACCTTTGAAGGCGTTGAACATTTCATTGTTTCCACCGGTTCAATCTTACTAATGGCGACAAAACACCAATTGACTCCTGTCACTTTGTTAAATCCTTGCTGGGATTACCTAATGGGCACTATCTCTATTCTAATTGGTATTGCGGTTAAAAAGGTAGGAGACCATGTTATTGGAGGTGGTCCTAATGATGAGTAATAAAAAGAAACAAACAATAGGTAATAAAGTTGCAAGAAGGATCACTTATGGTATGGCTACATGGTCATTTATTGTATTTATATTGGTAGCTTGTATTACTGAAATTACATTAAATCATTATGGGATTGTAAATTTTGACCCTACGATGTTAGTGTTAAATACAATTCTAAGTCTTTGGGCCGCAGTACAAGGTTCTATTATTATGATAAATCAGAACCAGGCAGATGCAGATAGGGATGCTTTACTTAAGAAAATACTTGAAATGGAAAAGAAAATTGAAAAACTTCTCAAACAAAGGGGGGAAAAATAATGATATATGAATATTGCCCACTTTCCTCATTAAGTGACTATTCATCTCAATATACCCCGGACCAATTAAAGCAACTTGTTAGATTGTATAGTGATAGGGTTAATAGAATAACTGACAAGTACTTTATTGGTCAATCAAGTTCTATTTTCCTAAAACCATATAATGATAGATTGCTTAAGGTAACTGGGGCACCAATTGCCGCAATCAACAGCATTAATGCTATTTATGTCGATGGTACATCTGGCGTTTTACCTACTGATAAATACCGCCTAGAAGGACCTAACTTGATTAGGTTAATGAACTGGTATAGGTATACTATGGATGAACTTGAATTTAATAAAATCTTTGATGATTTTGATTTAGATGCTATTACCGTCAATGCTATTACCGGAATTGTGGATAACTTAAAACAATTCGAGGTAGAATTGGCAGTTGATCTAAATCCTTATGATGTAGAGGCCCAATTGGTAGATGCTTCTGGTCTTGATGTAAGGGATGTCCTGATATTTGGTCAATATACCTTTATTATTACTGATATTGATTATACTGCCAATACGGTTTCCTTCGATGACCCTGGTAATATCAGGCCATTCAAAACTGGTACAAAGACCACTTGCTATGGTGCAGTGCCTTATCAAATAGAGGAAGTTATAAAACTTTTCATTAAGCACCACCAGAAACTACAAGGGTTTGCTGGCCGCATTAAGAGTGAACATATTGGAAGATCTTACCAATATGACTCCACAGGATTAGACCACTCAATCACCGGTATTGCTGAAATTGACAGCATACTATTTCTATTTATTAATGATGAGTTTGACACAATATTCTTATAGGATGTGATTGCCATGTCAGCCTCAATGCTTGGGCATCTATTCCAACAAAAGATTCAGGTTGAAAAAAGAGTTGGGCTTGATAAATTTGGCAAGCCAATGTATGGCCCTCCTGAGGATATTATGGTTAGATATGATGGGGGTCTTAAATTAAGCCACCAGGATCAGAAGTCTGAAATGATGTATGTCTATTCTGTTTTTACAGATGCTGATATTGAAATTGGTGATAGACTTACTATAGACGGATTGAAACTTATTGCTTATGAGGTTTCTACAACCCCAGACCCAACCAACTTATCGCAGGTTCTATTCCGGGAAGTCTATACCATGCTTAAAAGAGGTACTTCTCTGTAAGGAGTTGATTCTATGGCTACAATTAGAATTAATAATTCCGGTGCAATCAGGATGGTTACTAGATCTGTACAGAGTGGCATAGCTGATATTATGGCTGATGTTTTTGATGAGTCACAAAGGCAGGTCCCAGTTGACACCGGAAGATTAAAGGAGTCAGCCACAATTAATATCAATGAAAAGAGTATTAGTATTCAATATAATACTCCTTATGCTTTAATACAGCATGAGAATTTGGAATATAATCACCCTAATGGTGGTAAAGCAAAATACCTTGAAGATGCCTTTAACTCAATTGTTCCTGGTGCAAGAACTAGGATACAATCTAAGGTAAATTCGGATTTAGGTGGTTAATTATGTCTATGTTAGTGGATGATTTAGGCCAATTTCTCATTGATAGTGGCATTGCTAAAGGTTTTGGTAATGACTTATTTTTAAGTTATATTCCACAGGACCCTGATAATGTAATTGTTCTTACTGAATATAATGGCCTTCCTTCTGGTATGGGTATTTCTGCAGTTACAAGAAATGTCCAAATAAAAGTAAGGAATCTGGATTATGTTACCGGCAATAGTATTTGTTGGCAAATATTTAACCTATTTATTCAGGGGGAGAATCAGGATTTTATCCTAGACATTAATCCTAACAGGTTTATCATTGCATCAGCGCTGAATTCACCAACACCTTTGATGCTTGATGATAGAGATAGACAAGAATTTGTCTTCAATTTACAATTTACCACAAACAGAGATGTTTAAAGGAGGAGAATAAACCATGGCAATGATAGGCTTAAGTCATTTGTACTATGCTACTATGACTGCAGATACAACTGGCGGAACTACTACTTACGCAACTCCAGTACAGATCCCTGGTGTTATTTCTGCTAAAATTAACCCAAATGCAACAGTTGATACTTTATTTGCAGAAGATGGACCATATGAGGTTGCTTCTCAGCTTGGTAAAATCAGTGTAGATATCAATGCAGCTGATATCGATTATGCAACTCAAGCAGTACTTCTTGGTCATACTATGGGTGCAGATGGTATTTTGCTACGTAAGGCATCTGATACACCTCCATGGATAGCAATTGGGTTCAAAGCAATGAAGTCAAATGGTAAATACCGCTATGTGTGGCTGACTAAGGGTAAATTTACTATCCCTCAAGAAGATCACCAAACTAAAGCAGATAAGGTAAACTTCCAAACCCCTACCATTCAGGGTAACTTTGTACAAAGGGAATCTGATGGTATTTGGATTCGCCAAACTGATGAAGAGGCTACTGGTTACACTGCAACTACCGGTACAAACTGGTTCCAGTCAGTAGGCTAATAACCAACTTCAACAATCAAAATATCTACTATCTTATGGGGGCATATATATGCCCCCATAATTTGTATTATTGGAGGAGAAATTATGTCAAAAAAGAAATCTTCAGTTCGTGATGTAAAATTTAAGGGTGTTGAAATTGAATTAGATAAAGTGCGTACTTTGAAATTTGACCTAAACGCATTTGCTGAACTTGAAGATGCCTATGGAACTGTTGAGGATGCTATGAAGGCAATGGAAAAAGGAAGCATTAAAGCACTACGTGCTGTATTATGGTCCGGTTTAGTCCATGAAGATGAAGAGCTAACTCTTAAACAGGTAGGTTCAATGATCTCCATCTCTGACCTCCAAAACTTCACTAATAAAATTACCCAAGCAGTTTCCGGATCAGTACCAGATTCAAATGATATTGACCCAAACTTGTAAAGCCAGCCCCTGAGGATGGGGGCTGGGATTGGCCATGGTTATATTATGCAGGTACAGTACTTCTCGGAATGGATGAGGAGAAGTTTTGGAAGACTACGCCTAGAAAGTTAAGCGCATTATTAAAAGTGCATGCAAAGGTAAACAGTGCCCCTGAAAAGGGTGATGATGATTTTGCCTATATAGATGAATTAGACTTTATGTAAGGGGGTGGGTATAAATGAATGTAGGTGACGTAATAGTCTCGGTGGCCGCTGACTTGCGCGATTTTATTGCCGGGATGAATACTGCAGTTGCAATGGCTCGTGCATCCGCCTCACAGGCAGAAACTGAATTTAGGAATGCATTTGGTATGATTGATTCAGAAGGTGGTAGGGTAACACAAGCCCTAGCTAGCAAATTTTCTGAAATCGGCCGTATCGTTTCTGGTATCATGATCTCACAGGCCTTTTATCGAATCACTAATGACATCCAGCAAGCTACAAGTTCAGTATTTAGTTATGCCCAGGCCCTTGAAGTTGCCCAAATGAAGTGGACTGCCTTGTTGGGAAGTGCCCAGCAGGGCACCCAATTCGTACAGGCAATGCAACAGTTTGCTGCTACCACCCCCTTTGATTTAACAGGTGTAAGTGATGCAGCAACAAAAATTAGCATGATGGGTGTTTCTGAAAACCAAATTTTACCTGTATTAAGAACAGTTGGTAATGCTGTTGCAATGAATGGTGGGGGTACCGATGAATTAACTCATATTGTTACAGCACTCCGGCAGTTATATGAATCTCCTACTGCTGATAAACAGGATATTAACCAATTAATTCAGGGTGGGGGAATTAATGCTCCTAAATACCTTAAAGATGCCTTTGGTTTCACTGGAGCACAGGTCCAAAAGATTGGTGATCAGGGCATATCAGGCGCCCAGGCAGTAAATGCCATCTTGCAAGGTATAGCTAAAGACCCTGCATATGCAGATGCAATGGCAAAAATGAACAAAACAGTAACTGGCATGATAGAGAATATCAAGGATAGTGCCAATTACTTAGGTTCCTTAGTCATTACAAAACCATTTGATGCCTTGAAGACAGTACTTCAGGATATTAATGGGTTAATTGATAAGTTAATTACTGGATATCAGAATGGTGGTATTGCCGGGGTATTAGATTCACTAATACCAAAAGGTTGGCAAGGACCAATTAATGAATTTTATCAGGCTCTAAAAGGTATGTTTGGTGCCATTGGGCAATTATGGCAAGCATTGAAACCTATTCTTAAGGTGTTTAGTTCAGATGTTGGAACTGCAATTTATACACTAATAGTGGCATTTACAGCCTTTGTAAGGTCATTAGCAGATGTATTACAGGCACTAGCACCTATTGCACCGGTAATCGGACATGTACTGTTTGCATTGTTGACATTGACTGTTTTAACAGTAGTGGCTGAATGGTTTGTAAAACTCACCACAGCTATTAAGACATTTGTACAGTGGCTTGCAATTACTGAAGTAGTTGAATCATTAGGGGCTGCAATTGCTGCCTTAGTGGCAGCACCGGAATTACTTGCAATTTTGGCAATTGCAGGTGTAATGGCATACTTTGGCCTTCAAACCCAGCAAGCATCAGCATGGCTCCATCAATTAAAGGATGAGTTTTTGGGGTTCTTAGGTATCAGTACAGGTGCAAATATTTTCAATGTAGATAATACAAACGCCGGTACAGATGCTGCAAAGCAAGCCCAAGATGCCTATAATAAGTTAGATGGTACATTGCAGGATTTTTCGAGCAATCAGGATAATGCTGCCAATGCTACTGATAAGAATAAAAAGGCAACCCAGTCTGCAACAAGGGCGAATCAACTGTATATTGAGTCATTTGACGAAGTTTTCCGTGTCCCTGATCAAACAGGTACTCCTGGGACAGGTACTCCAGGCAGTGGTGGGGGTGGTGGTGGAACTCCTGGTGGCGGAACTCCTGGCGGAAATAATGGTGGAGGTTCTGGTGGTAATAATGGGTTTCCTAATTTACCATTTACTCCTTTTGGAGGTATTGGTTTACCAGGAGCAATAGGGCTGCCCAAGATCAATTTAGATTTCCTTATGAAACCATTCCAAGAATTAGGAAAAGTTATTCAAGATGTTTTAGATTGGCTGAAGCAATTTGAAGGTTTATTAGCGTCATTACCGGCATTTTTTCCATTAATAGCATTAAATAGTATTTTAGATTTATTAAAGAGATTCGGTACAGCAATTGATGTTCTTGTAAGAACAGTTGGAAATTTTTCAATCAATACTCAAGGTGCATTTGGGGCCATTGGGCGGTCGATTGGTGACTTTGGAATCAATGTCCAGAATGCCTTTAATAGACTGGTTGATAGGGTAGGGCAATTAAACATCCTAATCCCACAATTAGTAAGGCACGTCGGTGACTTTAATATAGCAGGTAAGACTTTAGGTTCAATTTTGCAAGGCGTTGGTGATTGGGCCGGAAATACAGCAGCTGAATTCCAAAGACTTGTTGACTCGGTAGGCAAACTTGGTATTAATTTTGGTAGTACCTTAGTAAGTATTTCACAAGGTACGGCGGGTATGGTTGCAGCAATTGCAGCTATCATTGCCATTATTGTAAAACTCATTCAAAGTATTGGCGACCTTCCAGGGAAAGCGCAAGGTGCATTGGCAAATATGCCGGCTATCTTATTTGTACCTTTCTCATATATTGGTGTGCAAGTACAAACAGTAATGAATACTGTACAATCATATATTTTTTCACTTGCCTCTAATATACCAGGA